GAATTATTGGTGATATGGCTGATATGCAAGAACTAGGAACAAGATATAATGCTTTGCAGGGGATCAAAGAAGCTAAGAATCCCCTGTATAAAGCCTTATTAGAAAAGCAGAATCACTCTATGGGGGGAGAAGTAAATATTATCAACTTAACCTTCTATATTGTTCCCTTGATTAATGCAGTAGTACGTTCCGGCACACAAGAGGAAAAAGAACAAATGATGAGAGCTTTTTTAGAATCAGACGAAGAGATATTCTATAAGTATCGTGACATTGAAAGATATGAACCTATTGCAATTAACACTGCTCGTATGATGGGGAATATAAAAGCTCGACAAGGCAGAGCAGTTAAAAAAGGAGTAGAAATTCTAGAGGAGCGCATTGAACAAAGAAATTTACTTAATAACAAAATTTTAATTGTTAATGTGGCAGGGATTATCGATAAGGATTTTACCGGTTTAGTAGCTAATCAAGTTTCAAACAAATACAAAAGACCAACACTATTAATAAGACCTGATGCAAAAGGAGAGTGTAAGGGTTCAGCTCGTGGGTATGACAAAGGACATATTAAAGATTTCAAAGAGTTTTTAAACGAAACAGAATTGTTTAACTTTTGTGAAGGTCACTCGAACGCTTTAGGGGTGGGTATTGATAGTGATAAGTTGATCGAGGCTAACAACTTATTTAATGAGTTACTGAAAGATGTGGAAGTGGATTTAAATACATATGAAGTAGACTTTGTTGTTCCTTGTAAACAATTGACTTCTGAACTGGTATTAGAAATACATAAGCATAGAGATGTGTGGAGTCGCAATGTCGAGGAACCATTATTGGCTATAAAAGATATAAAAGTTAAAGCTAAGGATATCAGCTTCTTTAAGGGAAAGAAAGCAGGTAAGACAGGAACTCTTAAATTTAAAGCTAATGGGGTAGATGTGGTTAAATTCTACTGTCGAGATGAAGAGTATGAGGAACATTTCAAAGGGAAAGACTTCAAGATTGATGTTATAGGCAAGTGTGACTTAAATGAATATAAAGGTAAGAAGTTTGCTCAGATTAAGATTGAGGATTATGAAATTACAGAAATAAAAGAAGAGGAATTAATATTTTAGTTTACATATTTGATTCCATATAGTAAAATTAATAAATAAGAAAGGAGTGTTTATATGATTGGTTGTCATTGTCATACTGATGTATCAAACATTAGACTACTAGACAGCACAAACAAAGTAAAAGACTTGCTAAAATGTGCTGTGGAGATGGATTATAAGGGAATAGCAATTACAGATCACGAGGTTTTGTCAGCCCATGTTCAAGCTATTAAAACAGTTAGAGAAATGAAGAAAAAGAATATCATGCCTGAAGACTTCAAGTTAATCTTAGGGAATGAAATTTATTTGGTTGATTCCTTAGAGGAAGTGAGAGATAACTATAAATCAGGTGTAACAAAATTTCCTCATTTCTTGCTTCTTGCTAAGGATGCAATAGGACACGAACAGCTAAGAATACTTTCTAGTAAAGCATGGGAAAACTCCTTTTACACAGGAGCGATGGAACGTGTGCCAACTGTTAAGGAAGATTTGGAAGAGGTAGTAAAAGGGAACAGAGGACATTTAATTGCAAGTTCAGCTTGTTTAGGTAGTGAAATTAATATATATCTACTGAAAATAAAAGAGGCTGAGATAGAGGATAATCAAGAAATTATTAAAGAGTACAAACAGAAGATACATAATTTTGTCACTTGGTGTATCGATGTGTTTGGTAAAGATAATTTTTTTATTGAGTTGCAACCAGCTTTGTCTGATGAACAAGTCTATTGCAATGAAAAATTAATTGATATCTCAAATGGATATGAATTAAAACGTATTGTAACAACTGATGCGCATTTTCTCAGACCAGAAGACAGAGAAATACACAAAGCCTTTCTAAATTCCAAGGAAGGAGAGAGAGAGGTTGATGATTTTTATCAAGCTTGCTTTGTTCAAAGTGTAGAAGAAATCAAAAAACATATGATTGACTATATTGACATAGAAATCATTGAAGATGCCATTCGCAACACCGAGTTAATTGGAGAAGTGATTGAAGACTATACAATTGAGCACGATCCTATTATTCCAAAAATGGAGCTTCCTGAGTTTGAGTTAAGACATACATTTAAGCCAGCATATACTCAGTACGGGTACATAAAAAAAATGGCTTATTCAGACAATGAGCAAGATAGATACTTATTAAAGTTAATTGAAGATGGATTTGATGAGAAACTTAGAAAACCTTCATTAACTAAAGAAGGTTTTCACATTGTCTTAAAAAGACTAAATGACGAGCTAGGAGAGCTTCACAAGATTAGCCAAACTCTCAGTCAGTCGATGCCTTCCTATTACATCACAGTACGAGAAATCATCAATTTAATTTGGGATGATGATTGTGGGGGAAACAGTTTAGCTGGTGTAGCACGAGGAAGTGCAGCAGGATACTTAGTCAATTATTTAATTGATATTACACAAGTTAACCCAATCGAGTACAATCTACCCCATTGGCGACACTTGACCGCAGAAAGACCTGAGCTGCCCGATTATTATTAATAGTCGTCTATAGTGGCAACATTATAGATTATGAGCTGGTGAACCTGTAATTGCAGGGTGTGGCTACTTAGCTGCTAACGGTGAAAATCTAAGTTAAGTAATTAATATGACAACACCGTGCCAAGTTCTTGTTTGTGACATCTGAAAGGAGATGTTACATGGAAACTTTAGCGAATATATACAAACTAACCAATTTGAAAAATGGTCGCATCTACATAGGGCAGACAACTTTAGAACTACAAGAAAGAATTTGTAACCATCTAAAAAGAATGAGAGACGAAGATGACCAAAGACTTTTATACATAGATATGAGAGAGATAGGAATAGAAAACTTTTCTTCGGAAGTGATAGACCAATGTTTTGAAAGGCATAAATTTATAGTAGAAGAACATTGGTATAATCACTATTTTGATAAAGGTTTCCCTATGTATGACATCAAAAAAGGAGCCAAACACTCTAAGAATACTCGACAAAGACTTTCTCAAGCTAGACAGACAAATAATTTTGATTACTCATCGGATGCATTCAAAAGCAAAATGAGTGAAAAAACTACAGGTGAGAGAAATGGAATGTTTGGCAAAAAAGGAGAAGGTGCTGTCAATGGACGAATGGTAGTAGCCTATGACGAACAAGGAGAAACAATCCATAGCTTTGTGTCAGTTGGAACAGCATTGGATTTCTTGAAAATCAAAGGTCATACGGGTCTAAATAAAGCATGTCGCACAGGTGAGAAATATAAAGGGTATTACTGGAAAAAAGAATGGATAGATCGCTAACTATCACAAACAAGAAAAGGTGTAACGACTAGTCGAAAGACGTACTGTAGAGGTGAAATTCCTTTATGGGAAGTGCCAGCCATCCTAATGGGATGAAGAGATAGTCTACTCCGTCTTCTCTATGAAGAGTTAAAGTATTCCGAAAGGAACGGTATAAAGGGTCGATATTGATACAGAAGGGTCAAAACGAGAGCAAATTCTAAGAGCGCTAAAAAGAAAATTTGGAGAATATCAAGTTTTACAGATTGCCACTTTCGGAACGGAAGGCTCAAAGTCAGCGCTACAAACAGCTTGCCGAGGCTTGGGCATTGACAGTGATGTAAGTTTGTACCTAAGTGGCATGATTCCGTTTGAACGTGGTCAGAACTGGTCGCTGAAAGATTGTTTCTTTGGAGATGAAGAGAAAGAAAGGAAGCCAATTAAGGAATTAATTAATGAGATTGAGAAATACCCAAAATTAAAAGAAACCGCCTTAAAGATAGAGAATACAATTAACAAACGGTCTAGCCATGCAGCCGGAATTATTATTTACAATGAACACTACTCTAAATATAACGCAATGATGAAAACACCAAAAGGAGCAAACATCACCCAGTTCAATATGGGAGATTCGGAGGCATTAGGTGGGGTAAAATATGACCTGTTAACAATTGAAGCCCTAGACAAGATACGTGTTACATTAGATTATCTACTCGAAGATGGAGAAATTGAATGGCAAGGCAATTTAAAAGATACCTACAATAAGTATCTTCATCCTGACGTACTGACCTATGATGACGAAAAGTTGTGGGAAATGATCGGAGAAGGAAATGTTATGGATTTATTTCAATTCTCTACAGAAGTAGGTCATCAATCAGTTATAAAAGTTAAACCAGAAAACTTACTTGAGGCAGCAGTAACAAACTCTTTAATGAGGCTTATGGCTGATGGGGATGAGCAGCCTGTAGACACTTACGTTAAATTTAAAAAGAATATCGACTTATGGTACGATGAAATGGAAAATTACGGATTGTCTGAACAGGAAATGAAGGTAATGGAAAAATACTTATTGGAAATTTACGGAGTTGCAGATACACAAGAAGTAGTTATGCAAATGGTTATGGATGAAAAAATTTCAAATTTCACTTTAACTGAGTCCAACAAGTTCCGTAAAGGTATAGCGAAAAAGATTGAGAAAGAATTAAAAAAGGCTCAAGAATTGTTTTATTCAAAGGGAAGGGAAATAGGAACAAGTGAAAACTTGCTTAATTATGTATGGAACGTGCAATGTAAACGACAGTTTGGATATAGTTTCTCTCTGCTTCACACATTAGCGTACAGTGTAATAGCTCTTCAAGAGTTAAATCTGAATTACCACTACAATCCTTTGTACTGGAATACAGCGTGTTTAACTGTCAACAGTGGAGGAGTTGAAGATCAATCAACTGATAGCGAAGAGGACAAGAAAAATAAATCAACTAACTACGGTAAAGTAGCTTCTGCTATCGGAAACATTCGCCAAAGAGGGATTAAAGTTGACTTACCTTATGTGAATAAGGCGAACTTTGGCTTTAAGCCGGACATTGAAAATGATTCAATTGTCTTTGGTTTAAAAGGGATAAATGGCATTGGAGATGATGCTGTTCACTTGCTAATACAAAATAGACCTTACAGCTCTTTTGATGATTTTATTGAAAAAATCCTTAAAACAAGTTTGTTGAAAAAGGGGCAAATCCTACAGCTAATAAAAGCCGGTTGCTTTGATGAATTTGGTGAACGTGAGGAAATCATGCGAGAGTTTATCAAATATATCTATGAACCTAAGAAGAAGCTTACAACAGCAAACATCAACATGCTATATGAAAATGGACTGATTCCTGAGAAGTTGAGTCTAGAGTTGCGCTTCTATAGATATAAAGCATACGTATCTAAGCGAGTTTATAAAACTGTTCAGAAACCAAAAGATAAGCTATTGATATTAGATGATATATCTAATCGCTTCTTGATGGAACACTTTACAGACGACTTGATTATTGACTTTGTTGATGGGAAATCAATCGTCTCTGAGAAGAAGTTAAGTAAGGAGATAGATAAAAAAATAGTTAAGCTTAAAGAATGGTTAGCTGAACAAGAAACATTAGATGCTCTAAATAAGTGCCTCCTAAACAACGAATTTTTAGCAAATGCAAGTGGAACATTAAGCAAATGGGAAATGGATAGTCTGTCATTTTACTATCATGAGCATGAACTAGCACATGTTGACAATGAGAAATATGGAATTGTAAACTTCAGCGATATGCCGGAAGAACCTAAGTCCATTGGTTCTTACAAATGGAGAGGAAGAGACATTGATCAATTTGATATTGTCCGAATTGCTGGAACTGTTCTTGATAAAGATAAAAATAAACACACAGTAACCTTATTAACTGATAATGGTGTAGCATTGGTGAAATTCTACGGTGGAGCTTTCTCACACTATAATAAACAAATTTCTGAGGTTCAATCCAACGGTAAGAAGAAAGTATTAGAAAGTTCATGGTTTACCAGAGGAAATAAACTCCTCATTGCAGGGTTTAGACGTGGAAATAGATTCATGCCCAAAGTTTATAAAGACTCCATCTACAATCATACTGTTGCATTAATCAATGAGGTCTATGAGGATGGAAGTTTATCTTTACAAACAGAACGAGTACGTAATTAGGAAGGATGATTCTTTGTATATAAAACAGATCATTACATATGTGAGGCATAATAAAAAACAGACACTAATAGACATTAAAAACTTTTTATTTAAAATTTCATTTTTAGTCTTGCTATTGTTCACGATAGGTAGTAAAATTAATATAAATCAACAAGAGTTACAGATTAAGAGGTTGAAAGAAGATCAAAAATCATACATAAAGAAAGAAAAAGTTAAAATTGAAGGTTATAATAGTGAAATTAATAAATATAATGTAAAAATAAAGAGTGTAGAAAAAGCTAATCAAGACTTATCAAACAAGAATAAGCAGCTAGAAGATGATAAAGAGAAGCTAAATTCACAAATTGATAAGCTTAAAGAAGAAAACTCAAATTTCAAGGCAAAACGGAAGGAGGTGAATCAGAAAAACCCCGTCAGTAGTGAGTTTCAGAAGGATGATATTACTGTAAAAGACGAGTTTTATTCAAAAGATGAAATTAAGAAAGAAAAAGTTGAAAGTGAAACAAACGATACATATTTAGGGGAATACGAGATTACGTTTTACACAAATAACAAAAGTTCTACCGGAAAGAGTGTCGGTGATCCTGATTACGGAATTACATCTTCTGGAGCTAGGACAAAGGCAGGTGTTACAATTGCTTGCCCTCCCAGTATTCCAAGTGGCACACAGTTAGAAATTGAGGGAATAGGCATCAGGAAATGTGAAGATGTCGGAGGCGCAATAAAAGGCAATCGTTTAGACATATATGTTACATCTGATGCAGAAGCAATGAGATTAGGAAGACAACACAAGAAAGTATATAAAGTAAATTAACAAAGGGGAGATTAGATGATTAAAGTCACACCTTTAGGAGTCAACGGTGCATTTACAAAGTATTATCATAACAACTTTGTATTCGAATTAGGTAGTAGAAAGCTGCTTATAGACGCTGGCACAACATTACGAAATAGCTTGCATGATGCAGGATTTAAAGAAACAGATATCACAGACATCTTTATTACACATTTACATAGCGATCATGTGGGAGGAGTTGAAGAGTTTGCTCAGAAATGTAAGTGGATTTATAGTCACAAGCCTAATCTTTGGATTCGATCCGATATGGTAGATGACCTTTATGACATTCTTGAAAAAGGATTGTGTACAGATGGTTTAGGAATCCATGATTACTTCAAAGTTTGCTTATTGGATTCATGGAGAGGTGTTGGTGGGTTCAACATTGAGAGTCACAAGCTAGAGTTCATCAAAACTGATGAAATGCATTGTAAGGGGATGCGCTCAACAGCTTTAAAATTTTACGACTTAAACGGATACAATGTTCTATACTCATCTGATATTAAAAATTTAAAAGACAGTGGATTGATTGAACATGTCAATTACAGTACGAAAGTAATCTTTCAAGACTGTTCACTAGTTCCGAATAATGTTCACTCTACAGTTGAAGAAGTCATTGAATATTATGGTGAGGAAAATAAAAATAAAATTTACGCTATGCATTATCAAGATGACATTGACGCTTTGGAGTTTGATGAAAAGTATGGAATTAGATTCATGATTAAAGGTCGAGACTTACTTATCTAATAAAAGGAGCTGCTAATAATGAACTTATCCAAAGAAGATAGGAAAGCATTAATCAATTACATAATTGAGCATCATCCAGTTTATAAGAATCACGTTAAATTAGAAACACAACAACTAATCATCAAGGAATTGAAAACTAAATCAAATGAAATGGTTACAGATTTATTTTATCAAGCTGGTGGTAAAGAATTGTATAGTAGTTAAATTAATAAATAGGAGTTGTTATCTTGACAGTATTTATTCTTGAAGGTTGCGATGCAGTAGGAAAGAGCACACTAAGCACAGCATTGTCACAAAAACTTAATATGTCAGTTTATCATGGATCATCATTTGAAGCATCTAAGAGTAATAACGAAGTTTTATTCAATAGCTTTCTAAAATACACTGATATGGATGATATTATTATTGACCGATACACATATTCAAACCTTGTCTATGCAACGCTTTACAAGGACTATTCAATCATTACATACGAACAACTTGAGCGAATTGAAGGATTAATTAAGGATAAAGCAGTATTAGTTTACCTCTATGCAGATTCAGAAACAATTAAAAATCGTTTAAGCAATAGAGGTGATGATTATGTTAAGGCTAATATGATTGATAGTATCTTATCTGAATATGAAAAAGTATTAAGTAAGTCACAACTATTCAAAATGAAATTTGACACTAACAAATTAACAACAGAACAAATTGTAAAGAAATTGGCTGGACTACATGAAGTCATCAAATAAAGTTTTAAGCAACGTAGAATACATAATCAATAAATACGGTAGCAAGCTTGAAAGTGATAATCATTTGCTCGTCTTATACTGGAAAATGTTTGACAAGATAGAAGTTACCAAGAGTACAATTGACACTCAACAGTTTATATTGAAGTCTACTAACTCCAGCGATATCTTAAATGCTAAGTTATTGCTGGAGGCAATGAAGGAGTGAGTACAAGTGGAGGATTATGCTTTATCAATTTTAATTCGAGAAAGAAATATACTTGAAAACAAATATGGAATGATCACTTTCTTCCCAAGTAAAGTTGAAGAGTATGACAAGAAATTAGAAAGCTTAAATAAAACAATTGAATATTTACAACAAAGAAATGTACAGGTGAATACATAATGTATACAGAACAGCTACGAATTGAAACAGAAGAAATCAAGCTTGCTAAGAATAGGTTTATTGGAGACGTATTACGAGAACATAATCTTAAACCTAATGAAGTTAATATTGAGCAGCTACCACATAATAATAAGATAAATATTTATCACAATGGATTCATCTTAGGAAGATTCTACACAGAAGATACATTTACAACAGTTGATGAAGATGTGGTAATTAAGACACATAGATGGATTCTAAGCAAAGATAATTATAAAAGGGAGATTGATAAATTGTGATTATTGCATTAACTATTTTCTTTCTAATGTATCACCTTATTGAATTGCTTAAAGGAAGCATATTGCACACGTTAGCTGTTGAAGTTGGGGAAGATAAGATTAGGAAGCATAAAGAGGGATTAGATAACTTTGTTCCTAATAAAGAATTAGACATAAAGCTTGGAGCATATGGGATTGTAGTTTTATTCTTCTCTTTAATCCAATTCATGTATATTTGCACAATGATTCAACGTGATCCTTATTTATTCCCAACGGTAGGAATGATCACATACATATTAGTCTTCTACTTGTTCAGAGTGGTAAAGCCAAAGAAGAAGCCTAATTTATCTACAGAACGTGACATTGAAAAGTATCGTAAGAAGTTGAAGAGTAAATTTAAACCGGTATTCTTATTCAATAAATTAGTCATCACATTATATTTTGTTTACATGGTAATTGCTTTAATCTTTGTAAATTAAGATGATTGGGGGTGAGTGTAATAAAGATTGAGAATATTAGTGAAGGACAGATTGTGAAGAATTATAAGGCTATGTGTGCAGAATTAGATGTTCCAATTGAAGCAGGGAATAGCAAAAAAGCTCAATTAAAGGAGTGGGAATGTCATTTTGCATATGAAAGACAGGGCAATAAGTTTATTATTACAGAAATCTATGATATACCAAAAGAAAAAGTAGACGGACGTGGAAAGAGTAGTAAATACGGAGAATTAATTCAATTCTTACTTGCTGATGCGCTATTTAGAACTAAACGTAAACATCTGTCAATTGGAATAACTAAACTTTTAACAACGATTAATATGGTCAATGAAAATTACGGATTCTGTAGCACTCGTATAAAAGAAATATCTGAGCACTACAAGATTAACCCTTATGTCATTTACGACTTCTACAATACATCAAATAGTAATCTTAAAGGTGTAATTGAAACAGCATTAAATAATATGCGAGATAAAAGGGTTTTACGTTGGGAAAAGATAATTAAAATTTGCACATCTGAAACAGGTAGTACGCACAGAAAAGCAACGACTGAAGAATGGGACTTAATTGACTACTATGAAGCTAAAGCACTTGAAGAATTTCCTTGCGATGGAATGGAAGAGATCAGAAAGAGTAGATATTGGAAAGCATTTCGAGAAACAGTGAAAGATTATCTAAATGTAAATACGCATATTAAATATTACTATCATGCTTACTTTATTTCAGTTCAAGAAGAGTACATTGAAAAAGAAAGAGATAGACTTCTTGAACATATTTTAGATAAGCCTAAGCGTGAAACACTCAGGAAAAAATTAAATGGGACTGTAATGGAAAATTTCATTGAAAATGCAGAAAAAAGGCATCTCAAATCATTCACATCAAATAGTAAAATGCGTAAATATCGCATTAAAGACACATATCCGAAACATATTGAACAACTAGTTGATTTATTAATCAATGAAAGTCAAGGGAGCATTAAGAGTCAACTGAAATCAAACAAGGCTAATGCTGCTAAGGAATTACAAAAAGATATAGATAATCATATGAATGCTATGAACTGGTAAAGAATCAAAATGATAGTAAACGAATTATAAAAGATGAACGTTCATGAGTACTATACAAGTAAACATACTATATGTGATAAAATTGTTCATCTTTTATAGTTAAATTAATAAATATGTTCTAGGTACTATGATAAAGTTATTTTTTATTATTAAAACCTATCGTCCTGACAACAATTGAGCGCACTTCTCAATTTTGGAGGGCAGGGCTGTGAACAATTAGTAATGTAGCGTAGTGGAATGGATAATTTTCATAGACCATATCTTTTGAACTTAAATTATTAAATAGGAGGCAGTCAGAATGCTAAAAATTAAACCTAAAAACTTCAAATGTTTAGACTGTGGAAGAGAGCAGTATACAAAAGATAAGTGTTATAGTTGTAATGGTAAATCATTTGTGAGTTTAATTAATAAAGAAAACGAATTAAGACATTTACTACACAATACACTTGATGTAATGGATTTTGATCAATTAAAGCATATTGCAAAGTCTTTGAATATTGGTAATGAACTTATTAACTAAGAAAAGGAGGTAATTGTTATAGCTAGATTAAAATTTGAAATGTGGAGATATGAACGTAAACCAAATGAATTTGATGGTTATATGTCAAGATTTACAGATGGCAAAGGTATCTATACAGAATCTTGGTGGAGTAGTCCTCCTGATTGTATAGATCATGTAGGTGCTGAGTATTTGCGACATGGCTACCGTCATCCAAATGTGAAAACAGCTAGGCATGATGAATTTATTAAACGTAGATTCAAAGAGGAAATGGTTAGATTGTGTAAAGGAAATTGATTAAATAATTGGAGGAATCACATTGAATCAAACACAAGTAGATAATATGAAACATGCCTTAAGAAATCAAAATAGATTCTATACTGAATCAAATTGCGTTAACTGGAATGAGTTAGTTGAGAAAGGTTATGCAACTAAGCGTGGAGGATGGGAAGAGGATATGTCTTACTTTATGGTTACAGAAGAAGGTAAAGCAGCATTGAAGGAGGTATAATTATGGCTAATACAAGCAAATGGGGAATCTTCATTGGAGACTCACCAACTAAAGAATATGAGCATGATGAATATGATAAAGCTATAAGAGACTTAAATCGTCTTCATATGGAATTAGGTTTTAAATGTGAATTAAAGAGAATTATTGAATAAGAGTTAAATTAATATAAAATCTATCATTTATTGAGAACAGGAAGGGGTGATTGTTTGAGTGATTTTAAAAGTACAGGATTTAAAGGAGTATATATAATCAGAGGTAAGTATAGAGCCAACATAAAACACAGAGGTAAGAATATCATACTTGGCTACTTTGATGATATTGAAGATGCTAAGGCTGCAAGAAAAGAAGGAGAAATTAAATATAGAGGAAAATATGCATCTGATAATAACATAACAATGTTTGGCGTTAGGTATTCCTATGATGAATCAGTAGAAATGAAAAAATTGTATGATGAAGGCGTAAAGATTTCTGAGATTGCTAAAAAATTCAACACATATGATGGAACTATATATAAAACTTTAAAAAGATACGGACATAAACTAAAAGATAGACCAGATCGACATAGAAAATACATCCTAGAAGAAAATAAATTTAACTGTATTGATTCTCATGAGAAAGCATATTGGCTTGGATTTATTAGTGCAGATGGAAGTGTTTCCAAAAGAAAAGGTTGTAATGGGAGCTTAATTATTACTCTACATAGAAAAGATAGAAGCACATTAGAAAAATTAAGTGATTTCTTTGAAACTAATAAGCCAATTAGGGATCACACAGATAAAAATTATGGTGGAGTATATACGGAATTCTCTACTTTTATGGTTACAAGTGGAATAATTTACAATGATTTAGTTAATTTGGGAGTTGTTGAAAGAAAAACGCTAGTTTTAAAATTCCCTGAAAAACTAGATAGAGAATTCTATAACTCTTATATACTAGGCTATTTTGATGGAGATGGTTCTGTTTATTCCTATAAGACCACTAGTGAAGGTCGTGAATCAATTAAGAATCAGGTATGTATTTTAGGTACGGAATCGTTATTATTATCATTTAGAAATATATTAAACGCAGAGTTAAATCTTCCTATGAATAAGTTAATGCAGAAAAAAGGCGCAAATGTTCGACACATTAAATACGGAGCTAAAAAAGATATTTACAAAATCTACAAATGGTTTTATCAAGATATACCACACGACTTGCCTTTACAGCGTAAGAAAGTAATTTTTGAAGATATATGTAAAGAATTTATAGAGAATAAATAAAATAATAAACGCAGCAGGAGTAGAATTAAATGACAAACTTACAAATTAGTGATAATTACATTAGAAAAGGAACTGTAATGAAAGTGAGGGATGGTGATACATTAGAATGCATGATTTCAAATGGGTATCAAAACTATACATATCAAGCTATTAGATTAAAAGGTATTAACTGCTCAGACAAAACATTAAAACAAGAAGTATCTAAATTAATGGCGCAGAAAGCAAAGGATTATGTGGTTGATAGAGTGTTAAATAAGGATGTATATGTAGAAAGTTATAAATTTGCAGAACGAAGTTTCGATAGATATATGGGAATCATCTATTATCAACAAGGAGATGGCTGGATCAATCTTAATCAAGAATTATTAGATATTGGATTAGCTAAAGTATATTTTAAAGGAGCAAGTAAAGTGGAGTGGGAAGATCAATAATTAGGAGGAGTGTAGATGAGAAAAGATATTGTTGAAGAGGTTGAGGTTACTAAAAAAGAACTAACGGTTAAAGAAAAAATTGTAACGTGTAATAAATGTGGTTGTGAAAATAAAGGGCTTGACCGAGATAGTTTCTATGATAGTCAGTTTCAAAATATTGACTGTAGTTTTGGATATGGAAGTCCGTATGATATGGAAGCTTGGAATTTTGATTTGTGTGAGGAATGCTTAGTTGAATTTATTAAAACTTTCAAACATGTTCCAGATGGTTTTAAATTGGATAGTCACTATATGATTATCAAAGACAGAGAGGAGCATCAAAAAGTTTTTAATGAATGGAAAGCAACTGATAATTGGGAAGAGTTAAGATTTAAAACATATGAAGAACTGTTAGAATTAGCTCCATTGTATGACCATAATGAATACATAAATGAATTAATCAGTAAATATCATGTTGGAAAGCCTTTATTGGAGGAGATAGAATAATGAGTGAATGGAAGCCATTTTTTGAAATAGTAAAGTTAATGAAAGAAGGTGATGTGGCAGAGAATAAATTAAGTAAAAAGTATGGACTGTACAGAAGTTTAGGATACATTTGTGAGTATGATATTGAAAATGATGTGTCTATCAAGCCATTAGTCTTAAACGTAAATGATTTAGATGATCTATACAGAATTCGTCCACGGTATATATCACAAGAAAAAGCATTTAAAGCTTTATCTGAAGGTGGAACAATTAGGGGCTACGATGATGAAGGTGGCTACTATGAATTTAATTATGATGATTCAATTGAATACATATATAATCAATATCCACTGCTAAATATAAGTGATATTGTGAAATTCAAGTGGATAATTGTAGATTAATTTCTACATAAAAGGTGCATTTCAAGGCAAATAAATTTAAAGGAGAATGATATATGGATAAGATTGTAGTTTCGCCATACTTAATGGAAGATGATTTGTATAAGCAAAAAGACTTTCGTGAAAAATTAAATCACTATAATGAGCTACTATACAGTAATAAATTAAGATCATTAGAGTTTTGCTATGGTGATGTTCCAATTAGTATTTCAAGAGTAGGCAATGGAGGATATGCTGATTTCCCAATGTTTTATTCAAGACCAAAGAATAGTTATGGATTGAAGCGATAAGGAGGTGAATTAATGATTGAAATCAATGAAGATGTTAAGCCTTATCATCAATGCTCATTCTGCGATACTGAGACTAAAGCAACACATTCTATAACAATCAAGACATCGCCTAATAGTTCCCATTCAATGAGAATGTGTGGATACCATGTTTGGAAATTTGTAAGTGATGCAGAGCATCAAGCACGTAAATTCTACAAGGAGGTAAATTAATGATTAGAGTTAACAGGAAACGTAGACTTAAACTTTTAGTCGCTGCCGGAATTATTGTATCTGGTTTTGGTGCAGGTACAATCGCATTACATAATAACACTAATACATACACAGTAACTGTAACAGGTAAAGAAGTTAAAAATTCTGAGGATGAAAGTAAATATCTAATTTTCACTGAGGATCAGAATGAAGTACCTAGAGTATTCGAAGACACAGACTCTATTTTAAGATGGAAATTTAATTCATCTGATATGTATGCTCAATTGAAGGAAGGTAAGAAATATAAGATTGATACATATGGGATTAGATTTGCTCCTCTATCAATGTATGAAAATATCTATGATGTAAAGGAGGTGAAATAAGTGGATGAAAAAACTTATATCTACAGTAGATTAAGATACTTAACCGAAGAAGTTGAACATTTAACAGAAGGATTAAACAAGCAACAAGATTCAATAGGTAAGCTAATTGAAATAATTAATCATATGCAGTCACATGAGTATATACATAAGCAAGCTCAAACAGCTAAAACAATTGAGTTAGATGAGAAGTTGGCAATGGTTAGAAATATATTGAAGAATAAATAAGGAGGTGAAATAACAATCGATCAGAGTATTGATATAACTGACATTACTGTGTATAAACAGGGGAAGGATGGGTATTTGAAGGAAATATCAAGCTATGATTTAGGAAAGTTGATTCCTATAGAATGTGAAAGAGAGGAAGATGAATGAGAGACGCAATTGATTTGAGTCCGCCTAAAAAGAGTATGCCGATTACAGATGAAACAGTCAAAAGAGTCTTTGGTGATAATCCTTTTAAGGATGCATATAAGAGGTATTTAAATAAGAAAAGAAATTATAGAATATGACTGTACAAATATTCATTATCGCTGCGTTTATCATTCCTTATATAGTATTGTTGATAAATGTGTGTAGGAAGGAAGAGATTTCTCTTGGATATTTTGTGATTGCTTCTTTAATGGGTTCAATTGGAAGTATAATTTCTTTTCTAGGTTTTTTTGAAAATTAACAATTGAAATAGGAGGTGATAAGTATTGTGGGAGTTTGCTAGAGAGCATCCGTTTATGTTTCTAATACTGTTTTATTTAACAATAATGGGTATATCAAGTGTTGTTAGTTCTATTGCGAAAAATATTCTATTAAAATAAGGAGAGTGAAGATGAATGACACTAAGAGTGAATAATGACAACTCAAATTTTAATGTAGTACCTAACAATGTAATTATCATGTGTGAAGACAAGGAAATGATTACATTGAAGCCAAATGGTGATATTTATGTCAAAGGTAAATTAGTAGAAAATGATATTGAAGTTGTAGATGGAATGCGTGAGCTTTTACGCTGTCATAAAATTAAAAGGAGTGAATAAATAATGGCATATGAATTTAAATTCAAGCCCAAGCAACTAGTAAATGTAGAGGGAAGTCAGAACGTTGGAGAAGTCCGAATGGTCAAGGTTGAGCATTTTTTAGGAAAGAATGATGTAGATGTGATTGAAAATGAGAAGTATTATGTTAAAGTGGGTATGGTATTTGATTGGTATCCAGTGCATAAATTAAAATTAGCCATCGATAACATGGATTATATTGATCCGGCAGCAATGAAAACAATTGATTATTTATGTACAGATGCACATTTAGATAATAAGAATTTTGATGCAATTATAGAATCCGCAGCCAATGAGGATGTTAATTAAGTTAGAAACAATCAAACAAAAAGATAAATTAATAATGGAGATGATATATTGAAAAAGACAATGATTGAATTATTTGCAGGAGTTGGCGGCTTTAGATTAGGATTTGAACGAAATGGATTTGAAACCGTGTGGGCTAACCAATGGGAACCGAGCAAAAAGAAACAAGATGCATATGAATGTTACGTACATAACTTTGGAGAAAAAGAAATACATAGTAATCAAGATATAAATTTAGTAGATGAGAAGACGATTAATAATCATACAGTATTAGTCGGAGGTTTTCCTTGTCAAGATTATTCAGTTGCTCGTACTAATGCAGAAGGAATCAAAGGAAAGAAAGGTGTTCTATTTTGGGATATCATTCGATTATTAGAGGCTAAACGTCCACCATTCCTATTATTAGAAAACGTTGATCGCTTATTAAAATCACCTTCTAAACAAAGAGGTCGAGACTTTTTAGTAATGTGCTCAGAGTTAAATCGATTAGGTTATGGATTGCAATGGAGAGTGCTAAATGCTGCTGATTATGGACTTCCACAGAAAAGACGAAGAATTTTTATTTACGGATTTCATAAATCAACTGGCTACTTTGAACAATTTAGCTCAATAGAAGATAAAATTACTCATAATTTCTTTACCGATGAATTCAATATAGATGGGGCATCTGAAAAACATAACGTAGTAGAATTAGATTTAGGCAATGATGTAGTAGAAGTGTCTGATACATATCAAGCAAACTTACATAATTTTGGATATATGATTAATGGGAAAGTACATAGTGTAGAAATTATTCCTCAAAAAACAGAAGGTGCTACATTAGGAGAAATGTTAGAGTCAAATGTAGATGAAAAGTATTATTTAAATGAGGATGAATTAGAAGCTTGGCAATACTTAAAGGGAGCAAAGTCTATTCCACGTGTGAGTAAAACAGGTCATGAATACGTGTTTACAGAGGGCGCTATCGCTTTTCCTGATTACCTAGATAGACCAGCTAGAACCATGTTAACAAGTGAGGCAAGTAAAAATAGAAGTAGTCATGTTGTGCACGATCCAGAAACAAATCGACTACGTAAAATCACACCTGTTGAAGCCGAACGTATCAATGGATTCCCTGATAATTGGACTCAAGGGTTATCTGATAGAATGAGATATTTCTGCATGGGTAACGCATTAGTAGTTGGATTAATTGAAAAGATGAGTAAAACATTATCCGATATTATTGACAGGGAGGTGTGACATGAAAGATTCTACAAGAGAAGATACATTACATAGCATTGATAAGATTAAGACGTTTACAGATCAACTAGAGGAATTGTGTGAAGTGAGCAGTATGACTCAAGGTGAATATAAGATGTGTGAGAAAGTGTTTAATTCATTGAGGTTATCTACAGATGATGTAGAGGATAATGTTAAATATTCAGGATAGAGGAGCGATGGCTTATTATATGGTTAACAGTAGGTATTGTAATAGCCTATTTGATTATAGGTCTGTACTTTGTTAGAAATACCGGATTCAGTAAAATAACGGTTTTGTTTTTATGGATGTTTTGGTTGCCAGCTTTATTATTCGTCATGTTGATATTGCTTATTGCAAAAATTAAAGGTCAGTCTATCCTATAAATTGTCCATTTTATTGAATTAAAAAATAAATAGATAAATTAATAAATAACTATAGACAAACGAAAACGAGCATGATAATATAAGTACATGAGATACGAGAGGGGCTGATGCGATAGAGTTGAGGCTTTGAAGAAAGGGTAAAGAGTTAAATTAATAAATAAAATTGTAAGATCGTTGGAGCATTAAAACAAAATTTCAGGTGAATGGGGAGCGATAATAATGGGTTTCAACGGATCAAATGCAACAAATAAAAAAGTGACTGAATTACATAATAGTGAAGATGCAGCGAAGAAAGAAAGAGAACGTTTAGCAGGGTTAGCATATGCAGAGATGGGATACATAAGCTTAGGAATTTCAGATGAAGGCTCATACGCAGAAAGTGAAGCGGACAACACGACATATCAATTATTCAAAGGTTTCAACTAAACATAGATAATTAAATTAATAATAAAATAAACTATAAAAACAGACTAAGAGGAGTGCTTATATGACATTAATCACAAAAGACAGAAAATCACATGTTCAAAAATCAGAGTTTGACGAGAATCGTTTTCGTAAATTTATCAACGAGATTGTAACGGACTCTGATCGAGAATATGATAAAAATACAATTGAGAATTTAAAAACGAAATTAATTGAAGAAATCACAACACGACACAAGATTGAAGCTGACAAACTATTTGACTTAATTATTCGTGAGGTAAATGACTTAATCAGTCCTAAAACTCCAGAGTATACTTACTTATCAGCTTCAGCTTTACGAAGAAAATTATACAAAAAAGTATCTAAAGAGCGTGGATTTGATTATAAGAAGGGTTACGGTGACTACTTACCATTTGTCCGAATGATGACAGAAAAAGGGTTGTACTCAGATGACATCCTTAACTCTTACTCAGAAGAAGAAATCGCTGAGGCAGGAAGTTACATTGATAAGGCAAAAGATAAGCTGTTCTCATATGCAGGACTTCATCTTTTAAAAGAAATCCATTTAAAGAAAGATTATGATGGAACACCATTAGAACTAATGCAAGAGCGATTCCTTTCAATTGCTATGTATCTAATGAAAGATGAAGAAAAGTCGCAAAGAATGAGCTTAGTAAAAGAAGCATACTGGGCGCAAAGCAATCATTACATTGGAAATAGCACACCCACAATGATGAACTCTGCAAGTCCAAACGGAACTTTATCATCTTGTCATATCGTAACATTCTCCGATGATTTAGATGGAATTATGAATGGTTTAAGTCAGGTAGCTAAGTTCAGCCAAAATGGTGCTGGATTGGGTGAGAGAGCCGCTTAATAAACGCCCAATTAAAACCCTGTGAACCCAAGCCAAAGGGGTGTACAGTAATTATACTGTGCTAACGAGGAAACCCTAACGTATAGACGAGGGCAATCTCGTGCCAAGCTAAATTGATTAATCGAATTTAAAAGGAGGTGAGTAAATGCAACTGGTATACAAGATAACAAATAAAATTAACAATAAATTCTATATAGGGAGAACTAAGAATTTTAAAGAAAGAAAAAGAAACCATATTAGACTTTTAACTAATAATAAGCATCACTGCATCCATCTTCAAAATGCATGGAATAAGTATGGGGAAGAGAATTTCTTATTTGAACAATTTAAAATTTTTAACACAGGATTAGATCACGATGATTTATATCTAGTTAAAAGCTTAGAGCAACATTTTTTAGATAGCTACATGATAAGCGAACATTTATATAATATATCCAAGAACACGGAGAATTTCTACCTGATTGGTAAAGAGCATCCTAATTTTAAATCCCATCCTAAAGAATGGGTAGGAGAAGAAGGGTACTTGAAACTTCAGCAACATTACCAAAGAGATTTTAGTGGAGAAAACAACTCTTTCTATGGTAAAGCCCATTCGGATGAAACAAAAGAAATATTGAGAGTTAAATGTCCTAATTATGGTGAAAAGAATGGTTTTTATGGTAGAACTCACACTGATGAGTCTAAGAAGCTGATGTCTGAAAAGGCTAAACTGAAGACAGGTGATAAAAATTCTTTCTTTGGAAAAACTCACTCAGATGAATCTAGAGATAAAATATCTAGAGGGAATAAAGGAAAGATAAAGGGAATACCTAAAAGTGAGGAACATAGAAGGAAAATGAGTTTAAATAATTCACAGTCTATAGGGATTAGCATTGATGGAGTTAAATATCGAAGTTTCAACGAGGCAGCAAGAATACTTGGAATTGGTAGAAAAGTTGTTTCAAAGAGAGTTCATAGTGATGACCCTATGTATTCAAACTATATAATTATAAAATAAAACAATCAATTTAGAAGGTGTAACGACTATCGAAAGCACGTCTTTGACGGAAGTGAGTAGAGTAGGTTAGAAATTGGCACTAACCGAAGCGCAGGGATAAACAAGAAATTGTTTATATGAAATAGTCTAGTCCTATAGGAAACTTTAGGGTAACTGATTTATGGGGGATTCCTACGAAGTAAAGGCAGTTGGATTCGTGGGTACAAAGGAAGAGCAACAGGAATTACACATCCAGCACGTTTGTTAAGTGTATTAGCTGAATACGTGAATCAATTGGGAGCTAGAAAAGCTGGATTGGCTCTTTACTTACCAGTGTGGCATTTGGACATTTTTGGATTCTTAGATTTAAAATTAAAAACAGGATCGCAAGAAACAAGAGCACATTCAATTAAAACAGCAGTTTGTTTACCAGATGAATTTATGCGTAGATTACGAGATAAGAAAGTGTTCACGATTTTCGATCCGTATGAAGTAAAAAAGAAATTAGGAATCGACTTGAACCGTCTGTACGATAAAAAGAAACTTAAAGATGGAGAAGAGCCAAATGCAGAAGATCACGCATTTACATATTATTATCGAATTGCCGAACAATCTACAGAGATTGAATTGCGACAAACAGTAAATGCTACTGACATTTATAAATCAATTTTTACAGCACGTAAAACAGGTGGAACGCCTTATTTATACTACAGTGATACAGCAGCTAGATATAATCCTAATCCGCATGTTGGAATGCCTTTTGCATCGAACCTATGTTCTGAAATAATCCAGAATATGGAATATGATGAAAAGACTGCTCCAGAGTTAGATGAACAAGGATTTGTTACTATTAAGTGGAAAGGCGAGGGGTTGGTTACTTGTAACCTAAACTCGATGGTATTAAACAACGTGTACACGCAAGATGTAGATGTTCAGCGTGTGGCTGATATTCAAGTACGTATGTTGGATAACGTAATTAGTCACAATAGAACAGTTGTTGCGCAAGCCACTCACACAAATAATCTTTATAGAGCTGTAGGAGCAGGACAGCTAGGGCTTACAACTTTATTAACAGAGAAAGGCATTCGTTGGGAATCAAAAGACGCTGCCGAATATGTAGCTGGAATTGAAGAAGAGATTCATAAAGCAACAATCATCGCATCTCACAAATTAGGTGTTGAAAAAGGAAGTTATCCTTTATTTGAAGGATCTGACTGGCAAACTGGAGATTACTTTGATAAGCGAGGATTCTTCTCTGATGAATGGGTAGAGGTCAGAGAGTTAGCTGGTAAAGCTATGCGTAATGGTTATCTTCAAGCTGTTGCACCTACTTCATCAAACAGTATTGTAACGAACAGTTCTCCTTCACTTGATCCGTTGTATGAGGTTGTATATCGTGAAGAGAAGTCGGGAATGAATGTAATCATTACGCCACCAAACTACAATAATAAAACAAAATGGTTCTATAAATCAGGATTTGAAATGGATGAAATGTGGGCAATCAATATTATTGCATCAGCTCAACGATACATCGATCAAGGCATCTCTCATAATATGCATGTATTGAAATCAATTAAAGGTTCTGAAATGTTGCGATTGGATTTAGCAGCATGGGAGAAAGAATTGAAAACAATCTATTATACATATACAGAAGAATATGAGCGAGGAGAAGACTGTATTAACTGCGAAGGATAAGTAAGTAAATTAATAATATTCTAAAATAAAAGGAGACAACGCATGTCAACAGTAAAACCATTCAGAATTTATAACTCAGAGCATTCAAATCTTCCCACTAAAATCATCGGTGGGAAGGCTTCAGGAATTAGAGATTGGGATAACATCAAGTATCAAGTATTCCTAGAATACCATAAACAGCTATTCGGAGAGTATTGGATTGAAGATGAGATTAAACTAGGTAAAGATATCGAAGATTACACTAACAAACTATCAGAAGCAGAGAAAAAGGTGTTTAACTATTCAACTGGAACATTAAACTGGTTAGATTCAATCGCTTCCGATGTAGTTCCAATTCTTAACTTAATTATTACTGATCCTAGTATTCGTTCAGTGTTGGAACTAATCTCAGCATTTGAGGGCTTACATAACAGATCATATCAATACTTAACGGCAACAATGTTGAACAATCAACAAAAACTTCAAGCATTTAATGAAATCAGAGAGTTTCCTTTACTGGTTAAACGTAATGAGATTATCATTTCTAAACTACAGAAAATGGTTGAGACAATTTCGCATTATGTATTAGCCGAAAAAGAGGTAGATGGAGTACTGTTGCAAGCTATCTTTGAAGGGTTATTAGCTTATCAATCATTAGAAGGATTATATTTTGCAGGAGGCTTTGTATATTTCCACTCTTTAGCACGAGATAACAAGATGATTGAGAGTAATTCTCTAATAAATATGATTCGCACGGACGAAAATCAGCACTCAGAAATCTTTGGGTTAATTATTCAAATCTTAATGACTGAATTTCCTGAGTTGAATACAAAAGAAAACATGGATTATGCAATGGATTTCTATCATCAATGTGTTCAGGCTGAAAAAGATTGGTCTACATTCCTATTCAAAGATATTGATACTCTATCTATCAAAGAATATCACAATTATGTTGAATACCTAGCAAATGTTATTTGTAGAAATGCAGGAATGAATGAGCCTTATCCAGACAACCAAGAATTAAAATCAAAATGGATCAGCACATATGGCAGTAAAAAACGTGATAGCAATGATGCAAATCAGATTGTATCAAGAACAGATTTCTTACAAGCAAATACAACAAACTACGCTCATGAAAGTGGCGAGGATTTTGACTTGTAATAAGGTAATTATTCTTTATTCCTTAAAAGGAAATACGAAAGGAATACTTGATGGAATTGATTTAGATGGTTGGGATTTAATTGATATTACAAAATGTGAAAAATTAATCTTAGATGATTATGAAACAATATTAATTGGGACTTCTACATATGGAAGAGGAGTCCCACCCAAACCATTCTTTAAATTCAAAGGCGAGTTAGTAAAGCTTAAAAATAAAAAGATAGGATTGTTCGGAAGCGGTAATAGCCATTATGAATACTATTGTGGAGCACTAGACTTATTAGAGGAGCTACTACAAAAAGACAATGAAATTTTGTTTAAGTATAAGTTCGAAAGTTATCCGAATCAACGAGCAAAAGAAGGCTTCAAAATATTGATGAAGGAGTGGTGCGATGACTAAAGAGTTAAAGTTGTCAAATGGAGGGATTACTTTAGTCGATGATGAAGATTATGAGTTTTTAAATCAATGGAAGTGGCGTGAGGAAGATGGTTATGCTGTCAGAACCACAACTACTAATGATAATAGAAAAAGAAAAATAAGAATACATAGATTGTTAATGGGTTACCCAGAGGGGAAAGTGGTTGACCATAAAAACCGGAACAGACTTGACAATAGAAAGAGTAATTTGAGAGTCTGTCTACCTTATGAAAATGCAATGAATATTGTTAAAAACCCAAACCTAAATACGACTTCCCAATATAAAGGCGTATTCTATAGAGAAGAAACCAAGTGTTGGCGAGTGCGTATAAATGCAGCAACGGAAACCGTTGACGGTGGGAACTTTACAAACGAAGTGGCTGCTGCCAATTGTTATAACTACTACTGTAAAAAGCTTCATGGTGAATTTGCAAACCTAAACAACTGTCCCTATATGGAAAAAGAAGAATGGGTATCTTATCAAACGAATAGAAAGAAAGCAAAAATCACGTCTAAATATGTAGGCGTAGGTTGGAACAAGAGAAAGTCAAAGTGGCGTTCTTATGTTGGATACAATGGGAAACAGCATCACATAGGTTACTTTGAGAATGAAGAAATAGCTGCTTTAAAAAGAGATGAATACATAATAGAAAATAAATTCAATTTACCATTAAATTTTAAACTGCATAAGGAGAATGATAATATGGAACTAATTAAATTTTACAAAGACGGTTGTAATCCTTGTACGATGGTTGATAACTTTTTGAAAGATGCTGGAGTAGAGTATAAAAGTATTCATGTGTTCGAAAATCCTGCTTTAGCTGGAGAATATGACTTAGCAAGTGTACCGGTAACTATCTTACTAGATGATGAAGGAAATGAAGTTCAACGTTCAAATGGGTTTAATCCACCTGCTTTAGAAGCAATGATTGCTAAGTTATAAGTCTGTAAATCTAGAATTTTATACTAAATAATTAAATTAATAATAAGGTATGTGATGTAATGGATATTAAAATTAAAGAAATTTCTCTAAGCTATGACTCTGAAAATAAGCTAAAAGGAACTATTGTTATCAATGTTTCAGAAAACAGAAAAGAAGTAACCGTAGACACTAATCAATCGTTACAAATTGAGAAGCTTTCAAATGACTTACAAAAGGATATTGCTGGATTAGTCAGCAGTATCCAATACAAATTAAGTCAATAAGGAGTGAGGGAATGACATATGGGGAGTTACAAGGTAAGAAACTGTACAGTGACTATACTCCAAGAATTAAAGTAAATGATTATGAAGAGAAGATAAGTGAGTTAGTTCCTATGTTAGAGAACTACGATTTAACAAGTATTACATTTAAACATGTAAATGACTACATACAGTTGAGTCTTATTGATGATGAATATCATATTGACAATGTAACAGATTACTATAATAACTAAGGGGAGATTTGATGAGTAAGAAATTTGAGGAAATGATTTTAGTAGCCAAGCGCGATGCATTATTTAAGGAAGGGTTAGCGTTTCAAGGTGTAGAGTCAGAAGAATTATTTATTGAGGGGATTAAAGATCGATTAGCAGCCAACATTGAAGTTATGCGTAGAGGTGGATTAAATGATCCTACACAAAAAGAAAGCAATGCTGAAATTAATGAAGAATATAAACAACCTATTCCATATGTAGTAATTAGACGTGGGAATCAAGTATTTGGCTATGCTCGTCTTGCAGGAGGAGGCGAGTCACGATTACATGATTCGTGGTCTTTGGGCTATGGGGGACATTGTAATGACACAGAGGATGAAAAATTCGATGACAAAATTATGACTAACTTACAACGTGAACTAGAAGAAGAATTAGACATTCAAACAGCTTTTCAAGAGTTAAAGTTAATCGGTTTAATTAATGACGATTTAAATGAAGTAGGAAGAGTTCACCTTGGACTCCTATACACATTGGAATTAGACTCTGAAGCAACTATTGAAGTACGTGAAAAGGATCAAATTGAAGGATTCTGGTTAAATATTCAAGACTTAAAGAATGAAGATGTTTACCCTAAATTAGAATCATGGTCACAATTTGTAGCAGATTTATTAGTTAAGTGAGGTAGTTGAATGAATAAATGGGAAGCTTTGAAAGAGAAACTTAAGCATGAAATGGAAGAAGTTGCTGAACAACGACTATTCCAAAAGAAATATGCTTATCGAGAAGTGTTAGAAATGATGGCTGAATTAGAACAAGACAAATAATACATATATCACACTACAGAGACAGAGACTTAATTTGCAGCAAGTTTTCTGTCTCTTTTTTCAAAGGAGGGTAATTGTGGATAAGTGGGATTTAGATTCAATTGGCTATTACGTTAACTTTTTCAACTCTGCAACTATTACATATAAGCGACATAATTCAAACAAACTGTATACACGTAAAGTTAAATTTAGATTATTAGAATACTTGTTTATGGATAAGAATATCCACTTAGTTGTAAAAGATGAAATGAAGAAATTACATACTGAATTAAAGAATGAAAATATGACACTTATGGCTAATAGCTATCACAAACAGAATCAACAACAAGGGAGACTACATCATGAATTATACGGAAGTTAGCAGTGTAGCAGATGATAGTGTTTACTCATTTGCGGTAAATAAAGCTGGAACAGATATCGTAAGTTTAAATAGACCACAGATGACAAATTTAATTGATTTGTATATTGATTTAGCATTAAAGACAAGAGATGAAGAATGGTTTATGGCTTTGAGTACATATAAGAATTATGTGATTGAAAATAAATTAATGTAGGAGAGATAAAATGTCAGATAAAGTTAAAGGATTATATGTTTCATTCGATGATGATCTACATGAAGAAACTGTAGAACGTATTGTAAATGCTATTAAGATGATTAAGGGAGTTCAAGATGTAAGCAGTAATGTTGTCAATGCTGATGATTGGCTCAACAGAAAGAGAATTGCCATGGAGTATCAAGGGGAAATCTACAAAGTGTTAAACAACTTAGATAAATAATTTAAAGTGTGAAAATGGAGTAATTAAATGGACTATAAGAAGGACTTATTAGCATATAAGAAACTATTCGAATGTGAGTTAGATAAAGCTTTAGAGATTGCGATTGATGATTTAATGACTAGTGATGAAGACGATTTTTCATATCACTTAAAAGAATACAGGAAAGCATATAACGAGTTAAAGGAGAATAAATGAAGAACTCTCAAATTACCTTTATAAAGAAACATTTTGTCTCAGATGTAAGAAAATACATAAGTGAAATAGATTTATTGGAAAAAGATATTCAATGGATTGTATTTCGTGGAGCTGTCACGCCGTATTCTGTAATAAGAAGCATACTTTCCAATGAAGATGATAAATGTACAGAGATTGTTTACAATCAATTGAAAAATAATTATCCATTTAATGAAGAAGTGTTTACATTTTCGGTAACTGTGAAAGGAGACATTGTCTACAGGAGAAAGAAAACTAAAGATAGGAAAGTAGTATGGGCAACCAGAAAACTTCCTAGTCAGATTTTAGATATTTGTCAAAAAGAAGAAAGGTATAAGCAAGGTACAGAATGGAGTATTATTAAAATACAAAAGGAGGAAGAGTGAATGGCTATACTGGAAGAAGAGGTGTTTACTACTGTCAATAGCAGAACCATAAAACATTATGAAAACTTAGGATATAAGATTCCGAGAGAATTGAACAGTAAAGGGAAACCAGTTATCAAAAGAGGTGCAAAGATTCTTGTAAAGGTTGCAGACCTGCCTAAGAGAAGTGTAGTTGAAGTAACAAAAGTGTGTGATGACTGTGGATCAAAACTAAAGCAACCTCTCAGTGCGATCATGGGCAATAGAGATAAAAAGACTGGTAGAGACAGATGTAATAAATGTGGAAGAGTTCATGATAACTTTAAGCGAAAGAAAAGCATTAAGCATGAGAATTCGTTTGAATATTGGGCAATAAAAAATAACAAAAATCACTTATTAAATGAATTTAGTCACAAAAATGAAAAAACCCCGTCCCAAATATTAAAATTCACATCAGATGAGTACATATGGGAGTGTCCAGAATGTGCTATTGAATACAAAAAGAAAGTAATTGATAGAACTAGTTGGGATTCTAGTTGCCCACGTTGTCACACATGGAAAGTAAATGAGTTTAATTGTTTATGGGCTACTAACCCTGAAACTGCAAAACTATTACTTAATTCAGAGGATGGTTATAAGTATAGGAAAGGTAGTGGGACAAAGTTAAATTGGAGATGTCCAAGTTGCAATAATATCATTAAAAATAAATTCCCTAGAACTGTCATTAATCATGGGCTTTCATGCTCGGTATGTTCAGACGGATTAAGCTATCCTGAAAAATTCATGATGAATGTACTAAAACAATTAGGAGTAAATCCATTTACACAAAAAGTATTTGAGTGGTCTTTGCGCCGTAAATATGATTTCTATGTCGAAGAGTTAAATTACATAATTGAGACGCACGGGTTGCAGCATTATAAGGGAGGGTTTGAAAGAGCAAAAGGTAGAACACTAGAAGAGGAGCAGGAAAATGACAAGTTAAAAGAAAATTTAGCAAAGATGAATCACATAAACACATATATAATAATTGATTGTAGAAAGTCAGAAATGGAATGGATAAAGTCAAGTGTTTTAAATAGTAAACTTAATGACATGTATGATCTTTCTAATATAGATTGGATGAAATGCCATGAGTATGCGTGTAACAGTTTAGTTAAAACCGTTTCAGAACTTTGGAATGGTGGGATGAAAAATAGAATGGAAATTACAAAAGTAGTAAGTGTAAGTCGTAATACGACTCTTAAATATTTAAAACAAGGAGCTGAATTAGGTTGGTGTGACTATAGTAGAGAAGAAGCAATAAGGTTAGCTGCATATATAAATTCTAGAAGTGTAGTCAGACTGACTCTTGATGGAGAATATGTAGATGAGTGGAAAAGCATGGCTGATGTACGTAGAGCTTTAAATATCAGTGGAGTATCTTATGCATGTATGAACAGTGGTATAGCTGGAGGATTTAAATGGGAATACAAAGAAGATTATGAAAATAGAAATAAGGATGTGAAAAAATGAGCTATATAGATGTAGGGGAAAAAGCAAACGAATGTCTTCTTTTAATACACGGTCTCGGCTCCTTTAAAGAAAGCTGGCGCTGGCAAGTCGAAGAATTATCAAAGCAATACAGAGTCATTGCTATAGACCTCCGTGGTCACGGTTCTAGCCCGATCAATTACAACATAACATTACAAACTATGGCAGCAGATATAATCGATTTGCTTGATAAATTACATATTAAAGAAGCCAGCTTTCTAGGTTTATCTTTGGGCGGTATCATTGTGCAGGAAGTACTACATTCATATCCACGCTATGTTAAATCTACAATATTATCAAATACAGCTTCAATTTTACCTTATTGGGTTGGTAAACATGCCGTAGATCAACGAATACATAAATTAAACGAAATGTCCAAAGAGGAGTATGAATTCTCAGTTACAAAAAATTGTCTACACGGAATATATAATGATAAATACATACGCAAAATTAGTGATACTTTTTTAAATGTACGTAAAGATACATATGAACAAGCAGCTAGTGCTGGATTAGGTGTTAATTATACAAATACACTTCTACATAATACAAAGCCGATGTTAGTTATTGGTTCAATATTCGATAAAGTAACACCTTACATAAACACTATCACTACATACACATTAGCAAGAAAGGCTAAGCTAAAGACGTTCTATAATGCAGGACATATTCCTAATATTGAATGTGCAGAAGAGTTTAATGAAGCTGTATTAGATTTTTTACATAATAATTAAATTAATAAAAAAGGTGATACGTAACTTATGTTAGAACTAATTAATCGTAGACAGCGTCAGTTACTTGTTCACTCATTTCTGTATTATCAACTTAATACTAACATTATCTCAGATCATACCTTTGATATGTGGTCTAAGGAGCTAGTTGATTTAATGAGTGAGCATCCTGACATTGCTAAACAATCAGCATTCTATAAAGAGTTTGAAACGTTTGATGGTAGCAGTGGGTATGATTTACCTTATCATCTGCCACAAGTACAAAACACAGGCTACAGATTATTAAAATATATCAATGAAAAGGGGAATTAACATGACAAATGAATATGCATTTAACCTAGAAAATTTTAAGACTAATATTAGTGAGATTAATAAAAATTTAGAAGCGCAATCTGAGCTTACATCTTTACATAAAGCTCATAGTAGCGAATATCGTGATTCGTTGAAAAAGGAAATTGAGCTATTAGAACTGAAGGCTAACACTATTACTGACTTTAACAATCAATTGGAGGATAGTGGTGTATGAGCAATAAAATTAATTATAACGGTAAAGAGTATGATGGGAGCAGTATTTCAATTAATATGGATGGAATATTTATTGATGGCGTGAAAATAAACCCTGATGATATTCATTCTAGTCAAACTACATATAGAACTACAACTAATCATTATTATCACAAAGAAAATAAACCTACTAAGAAGGAGCAATTTAAAGATGCATTGTGGACGATATGTAAGTTTATATTAATATCCGCAGTTATATCAAATCTTTTGTGGGGATTTAGCACAATAGATAATCCATTTAGAAGTGCAGATGTAGTAATTGCTAATTTGTTAGCTTATCTATTTGTAATGAAGAAAAGTAAATAGAGGAGGGTTAAATTGAAGCTAACTGTCAATTGGAAAGCATTGGGATTATTTGTCATAGAGTTATTAAAACTTATTTTCTCAATGTACATAATTTATATTTTAGTCGATCCTCATAGCCATTCAGAAAGAGTATTATCAGGTTTAGTTGGAGCTATGTGGTACGTAATATACAGCAAAGGTGAAAGAAATGAGAAATTGAATGAAAAGAAATAAGCAAGATGTATTTATAGATATAGTACTATGGTTAATTTTATGCAGCATAACATATTCACTGTTTAGTGATTTTGTACATTTTATTATGAAATGGAGAGGGTAGATTATGAGCTTAAGAGATATTCCAGAAATTAATGAGTTAATGAATAAAATCGAGGATATTCAAAATAAAGATTGGGATGGCACTTGTAGTTGTAAAGGCTGTTACTGGAACATGTGGAATCCTAAATATAAAAATTACAATAATGAGGAATCTAAAATATGTGTTTCAGAAAGCTTAGATGAAATTACTATGACTCCAAACTCAAAAGAATGTGAAGGCTATTATAGCTTTAGAGAGGCTTGCGGAAAGGATAAGGAGGATTTATAAGATGGGAGTAAGTAGAAGTGATTGGATTGTAGTAGGTGCTGACTTAGGCTATGGCATGGTTGATGAGGAAAACTATGATTATTATGACAAGTACTCAAAGCGTAATAATGAAGGTGAAATAACATTTTTAATTGACGGAATGAGTGGACAATATTTTATAGTTGGAGAGGTAGTTTTAGCTGATACAGAAGGATACCAAGGATTTGAATTAACTGAACTATTGTTTAAAGATGATGATATTGAAGAAGCTAAAGAGAATGTGAGAGCGTTTATTAAAACAGCGTTTAACGTAGAGGTAGAGCCTAAACTATTAGTGTTAACTCATTGGACATAATTCTTTAAAACTAATATTTTATAGAGAGGAGAATAAGCAGATGTGGGGAGTTAGTTTTCTTGATGTATTATTCGATATATTGAAGTTTGATGGATTCAAAGAGCAAGGAACGCTTGGCAAAATTAGATGGATATTGATTTATATTCCATGTTTAATGATATTAATTTTTCTTGTAGGGCAGTACTTGGTTGTTATGATTAGGCATCGTTTAGGGAATATAAAGAAAAAGTTTTTAAAATAAGTGACTTGATATTAAAATAAATTAATGATAAATGGAGGGGATAATTATGAACAAACGTCAAATTAAGAAAAACCAAAAGGTAAAAGAAGATAAAACGAGAGCATTAATTAATGTCGATTTAACAAACGTGTCTGACGGAGCAGAAATAGAAATCTATGTGTCTAATAGGTTTAAAGCTACAAGAGATAGTGAAAAATACTTCTCAATAGGGGGTTCTAGAGAAAAGATATCTGTCTCGAAAGTATTAGCAAAAGGGAAGGATTGTGCAATATATTTGGTTAACGGAAAGGAAAAGCGTTTTACTGTCAACAACGTTTACTTATCCAACACAGAAAAATCTTACTATGTAATTAAGCCAGTAGAAAAACCAGAATACATAGAAGCGTTAGAAAACCATTTTAACAATTCTAAATAAAAAAAGAGTAGGTGAGAAATATTAAATTAATTAAAGATGAATTATCACCGTTTGTATTTATATTTTCCGTGCTTTTGATATCGGCTACGTTGCTTTTTGAATCGATAATTTTATATACCTTGGTCAATCCAATAGCGTTTACTGTATTAACAATTGGTTCGTTTATATTCACTGTATGCTACTTTAAAAAGTTTTTAGATTGGCTATTTGATGTTAAATAAAAAGGAGAAGGTGCTAAATGAAAGAATTCTTCATGCGACTAGGGTACTGCATTGGAGTGGTTGCAGTGTTTGTAGGTATAATCGTTGGAACTGTATATTTCACTATTGCTCTTACTAGTTATCCAATCATAGGAGTTATTCTAAAATGGATTATTGGTGTTCCATTAGGGATTATGGCATTAATATTAGTGGGAGTATTTATCAATTGGCTGTTCGTAGAGCCATTCAGAAAGTGAGGTTAAACATGAGACGTACACAAGTATTAGAAAAAGGAATATGGAAAGATATTAGCTTTAAACAGCTATATAGAGAAGCAGATTTCCGCTTGTATAATGAAGATGGTCAGCTAGTTAAAGATTCATCCGGCAACATAGAATTTCACGCTGCAAGTAATCCGTATTACAGTAAAGCTTATGAATGCTGGATGATCAATACATATTGAAAATAAATAGTTAAATTAATAAATAAAATACTAGACATATAATTAAATTAATGATAATATACTAAGTGTAGGGAAGATGATTCCTTACACTATTTTTATAAGAAGGGGTTGAGTAGATGTCGGAGAAGATTAAACAACTGTCTGAAAAGGAAAAGGTTAGAAAGAAGATTTCTGTTTGGTTGGGGTCATCAAACCACATTGCTGTCGTACATACGATCAAAGAGCTTGTAGGGAATAGTGTTGATGAAGTAAATAAAGGTAACGGTAGCAAAATTAAAATTACTTTACATAATAAGAAAACAATTGAAATTGAGGATGATTGTAAAGGACTCCCGATTGAAGGAGTTAATGAAAATGGCACAGAGAACTACAAGTTAATCCTTGCTACTTTGTTTGCTGGTACTAAATATGATAATGGCATTGACAACAACAACTATACAGTAGGGACGAATGGAGTATTCCTGAGTGTGCTTTCTTACTCATCTGAATTAGTGGAATATGAAGTAGCTAGACCCGATGGTAACGTGTATTATGTCAAATACGGCAAAGGTGAGCTATTAGAACCTTTAAAGATTGTTGGCAAATCAGATAAGACATATACAAAAATCAAATATACGCTTGATGATGATGTATTTGAAGAGAACTACTTTACATATGAAGAAATCAGTCAAATTGCAAATGAGCAAGCTGCTTTAATCAACGGAGAAATTGAAGTTGCTGATGTATTAAATGAAATTAATAAAACATATAGATATGATGAAGGTATCGATCAATTCCTAAAAGAAAAAGTTGCCTCAATGACTTCAGTAGGGAATATGGTTAACTTTCAAAAAGACATTCCCTACACTGTTACTAGGGAAAATAGCTCCGAAGTAAAAAATGATGATATTAAGATTGAAATGTCATTTCAGTATACTAAAGAGTTCGAAGATAATACTCAAATTGAATTTTTAAATGGAAGCAATCTAATTCATCATGGAACAATATATGACGGATTAGTAAATGGGCTTAGATCGAGTATTAATAAATATTTAAAGAATAACGGAATGTACAACAAATCTGAAAAACAAATTAGCAAAGATGATGTAATTATTGGACTAAATTATGTAGTCAACTTTAAATCTTATTTTCCCATCTTCGCTAATCAAACTAAGTTTGCATCATATGTAACTTATTATAAAGATGTTATGCAAACTGCTGTTGAGCAGTTTATGGAAATTTACTCCATTGAGAATAAAACAGAGATGGCTGCAATTTCAACCAAAGTACTGAATGAAAAACGAGCACGAGAAAAAGCTGAAAAAACAAGAGTTGATGCAGTTAAGCAACTATCTCAAAAAATTAGCAACTCTATTACACGTCCAGAAAAATTCTTACCTTGTAGAAGCAAAGACAAGAATGAGGTGGAATTAATAGTTATTGAAGGGGATTCAGCTATGAACTCTGTGAAAAATAGTAGAAATTCTAGAATCCAATGTGTGATTCCAGTTAAAGGTAAGTCATTAAATGTAATCAAATCAACTTTAAATGATATTCTAAAGAACAAAGAAATCAGAGATATTTTTCAAATTTTAGAATGTGGAATGGAGTACGATGGAAAACCAATCAAAGGTATTAAGAAGTTCAATATTGATGATCTAAGCGTAAATAAAATCATCATCTTTTCTGATGAAGATGAGGACGGAATGCATGTCCGGTCATTAATTATAGCTATTTTTAAAATCCTTGCTCCACAGATAATTGATAATGGTCATCTGTATGTTCTTGAATCACCATTGTATAAAATTGAAAATGGGAAGGATTTACACTTAGTTTATAGCGAAAAAGAGAAGAATGATTTACTGAGAACTCTTACTGGAAAAGTAAATGTACAGAGATTTAAAGGGTTAGGTGGTTTAAATTCATCCATGTTATCGAAGACAGCGATGCACCCAGAAAACAGAAGACTCACACAAATCACAATGAAAGATGCTATTAAGTCCACAAAAATAATGGAAATGTTTATGGATAAAGCTGTTGATGACAGGAAGGCTTTTATCCAAGAGAACGGGGATAAATATTTCGATTTCTCAATTTATGAGTAAGGAGAGGATGGCTATATGTCAAATTTGAAGCAGTTAGAAATGGGAGAAGCATTAATTGAATATTATATGACGTTTGCTATGAAGACGATTGTAGACAGATCACTTCCAGATGTGCGAGATGGCTTGAAACCTATTCATCGAAGAATATTATATAAAATGTATGAAATTGGATTACATAATAATAAACCTAAGATGAAATGTCATCCTTTGGTTGGTAAAGTGTTAGAGATTCACAATCATGGTGATTCCTCTGTTTATGAAGCGTTATCTAGGTTGACTAATCAGAATGGATCATTATTACATCCATTCATTGAAGGAGAAGGCAGCTTCGGTAAGATTTATGACACAGATAGTCCTTCAGCTTCAAGGTATACATACGCTCGATTAAATAAATTCGCCAATGAAATGTTTGACGGACTTAATAAAAAAGTTGTTAATTTTATTGGAGAGGATTACAAGCAGCCTCTTGTACTTCCAAATACATTTCCAAACATTCTAATTAAGCCTAATGGTGGAATGGCTGTAGGTTTCGCATGTAATTTCCCAAGTTTTAATCTACAGGAGACGTGTGATGCAGCTATTGAATTCATCAAAGATAATGAAGCAAATTTAATGTCTTTAATGAATATAGATTTCTCTACCGGTGGCTACATGATTTACAATGAAAAAGAACTGAAAAATATTTTCAACACCGGTAAAGGAAGTGTTACTCTACGATCAAAATATAGAATTGATGAAAATTATATTGAGGTTTATGAAATCCCGTATAATACAAGTACCACTGCAATTATAAAAAAGGTTAATGAATTATTATTAAAAGAAAATACGCTGAAAGAAGTTTTGGATATTCGAGACGAGTCAGAATTTAATCATGAAACTGATAAGGAAGAATTGAAGCTTGTTATCGAAGTTAAGAAAAATACGAATATAGATGTATTGATGGCTAAACTATTTAAATATACACCACTTGAAAGTTCGTTTGCTTGCAATATGATTTGTCTTGTTGATAACAAACCTAAAAGTTTGGGAGTTAAAGATATTTTAAAAGAGTGGGTTAAATTTAGAGAAAATTGTATTAAAAAGTCACTACAATTTGATATTGATAAAAAGTCAGCAAAATTGCACGAACTAAGAGGTCTAGAAAAAGTACTGATTGACATAGACGGAGTAATCAAGATCATTCGAAATACAGAAAAGGATATTGAAGTAATCCCAAATCTGATTGAACACTTAAAGGTGGATGAAACTCAAGCTAACTATATCGCTGAAATTAAGCTGCGTAATTTAAATAATGAATACATATTAAGACGAGTAAGCGATATTTCAACACTAGAACAAGAAATTGAAGAACTAGTATTTAAACTGGAAGCTCCATCTGAAATTAAGAAAATTATCATTGAGCAATTAGAATATGTTAAGAAGCAATATGGATGTGAGCGCAAAACTGAAATTATACATCCAGAAGAGTTAGTTTCAATTGATTTAAAAGAAGCTGAGATTGAGGATTACAATATTAAATTGTTTTTGACAAATGAAGGCTATTTTAAAAAGGTTGCTTTAACATCTATGAGAGGAAATTCTACTCACAAGCTTAAAGATGATGACTTCATTGTACAGGAGCTAGATAGTTCTAATCGTGCAGAAATTCTTGTCTTCACTGACAAATATAATACATATAAAATTAAGGCTCATGAATTAGCCGATACTAAGCTAAGTAATTTAGGAGAGTTCTTGCCTGCATTATTACAACTTAAAGACGAGAATATCGTATACGTAACTTCTACAGTTGACTATAAGGAAGATTTATTGATTGGATATGAGGGAGGAAAATTAGCCCGTATTAATTTGAATTCTTACAAAACTAAACAAAAACGTAAGAAGCTTGAGAATACATATAGCAAGGAAGATAAAGCAATTTACTGGAACACTATTAAAGAGGATGTTGATTTAGGAGCTATTTCAACTATTGATAAAGTAATTATTCGTAACACTGAATCAATCGCAGCTAAGGGTAGTAAGACTACTATCGGTGTAGTTTTTCAGAAGTCTAAGCAAGATAGTAAAGTAGTTAATTATTTTACTATGGATCAATTAGATTCAGAGGATAAAGAGTATTATGTATCAAGTAGTGCCGGAGTTGGAAAGTACCTACGTAAAGAAGATTCGATTAACTAAATAGTTAAATTAATATATGGGGAGTGGATTTATATGAAACAATACTTAGATTTGTGTGAGCATGTATTAAACAAAGGAACAAAGAAAGCAGATCGGACAGGAACAGGTACAATTAGCACATTTGGCTATCAAATGCGTTTTAATTTACAAGAAGGATTTCCAATTATCACAACTAAGAAGTTACACCTTAAGTCAATCATTCATGAACTGCTTTGGTTCTTAGCAGGTGATACAAATGTAAAATATTTAAATGATAACGGTGTAAGAATTTGGGATGAATGGGCAGATGACAACGGAGACTTAGGTTTGGTGTATGGTCATCAGTGGCGCTCATGGAAGACTACAAGTGGTAAAGCAGTAGATCAAATTGCTGAGTTAATTAAACGACTGAAAAACGATCCTGATTCTCGAAGACATTTGGTAAATGCATGGAATGTGGGAGATATTCAAGAAGGTAAATTAGCCCTTCCTCCTTGTCATTGCTTATTCCAATTTTATGTAGCAGACGGCAAGTTATCTTGTCAATTATATCAAAGGTCGGCAGATGTGTTTTTAGGAGTACCTTTTAACATCGCTTCCTATGCCTTGCTTACTATGATGATGGCTCAAGTGCTTGACTTAGAAGTTGGTGACTTTGTACATACATTTGGGGATACACATATTTATACTAATCACGTTGAGCAAGTTAAATTGCAGCTAACAAGAGAGCCTAAGCCTCTGCCAACTATGAAGATCAACCCTAATGTTAAATCGATTTTTGACTTTAAATATGAAGATTTCGAGTTAGTTGACTATGATGCACATCCACATATTAAAGGAAAGGTGAGTGTTTAATGACCATTTCAATTATAGCTGCTATATCAGAAACAAATCAGTTAGGGAATAAAGGTGAACTTCTTGTTCATCTCCCTTCTGATCTTAAATACTTCAAGAAAATGACTGAAGATAAGATTGTTGCAATGGGTAGAAGTACTTTTGATTCAATCGGTAAAGCACTCCCTAGCCGTACAAATATTGTTCTAACTAGAAATGAAAATTTTCATACAGATGAAGACGTTTATATTTACAACTCAGTAAAAGATGTTCTACATGACTACAAGGAATATGGAGAAGGTGAAGCAGATTTAGTCTGTATTGGCGGAGGTCAGATATACTCTCAATTCTTACCTTACTCTGACACACTCTATTTAACTCGTATTCATCATACGTTTGAAGATGCAGATGCTTTCTTTCCTGAGTTTAATTTAAATGAATGGGAGCTTATCAACGAAGAAGTTAATTATGCAGATGAGAAACACGAGTATGATTTTACATTTTTAACTTATAAAAGAAAAGGGGAATTAAAATGAGTGAGTATAAAACTATTGACCAAATTATTAAGGATTTCCGTTTAGCACCGGTGGGAAGTATCGCTGATTCAAGCAACAGTACAAAAGGGATTATTAAGAATACTGAAGAGTTGTGTTGGTATGATACAACAACCGAAGAAATTGGAGTTCCTATTTTCCTAACAAATACTCTAAATGATATCAACACAACATTTAAGATTCGTCCATTCTATAGCACACTTAACGATGCTGTAGATGCTTTAAAGCAAAAGAAAACAGTTTACTATGTTAGCAACAAAGGTGAGAAATTTAAGCTTGATTTCACAAGTACAGTTAACACATTATTACTTGGACAGTTTACTTTATTAGAATTAATCGATGGAAAATATCTAATTGAGGGAGGAAATTAAAATGGCTGGATTAAATATTAAAACAACAACAGATGCAATTAACCACTTATTACATATGGTTAAACAGAAATGTGGAGAAGAGAAAGCAAGAGAACTTGATTATGATATTAGAGAGACTGTTCTTGGTTCAAATGTAATTGCTACATCAGGTTCCATTAGAAACATGAAGAGTGAGCGAACAAAACGATACGCTGCTGATAAACGTGTATTGGAATTGGAAAGTCAAAATTATGACTTAATTAAGAGAGTAGAAGAGTTAGAGAAGCAGAATTCTAATTTACTTGATCGAGTTGAGGTTTTACATACTACATATAGTAAATAAATTAATAAATAATCTACATATAGTTATAAATTGTCTGTAAAAGATGTGTTTTATACGATTATGAAAAGGAGTGTTACGTATGAATGAAAAGAAAATTCTTGAAAATGCTAATCAAAATTATTTAAACAATATTGAAGATTTGTTAGATATGACTATCAAACTAATGACTGACAGCCGTATTACTCTCCCTATGGATATAAAGGATTCAATGAGAAAAGTTGCTAATAATTCAGCTCTCATGCTCAACACACCAGTTGAAGAGTTGCCTATGGTAATTCAAGCAGAAACAGACATTTTACATTAAGTATATATAGTTAAATTAATAAATAAGGAGTGGTTATTTGGATAATGAATTAAAACTAACAGTGGATGGAATCCCTCCCTCAGTCAATCATTACATGGGATATAGAGGGGTGAGAAAAGGTAGAGGTTGTATGGTCATGGCTTACACAAAAGCTGAGGCTAAGAAGTTCAAGCAAGAGTTTTCTACATACGCAAAAGAACAAGTTAAATTACAAAATTGGGACATCGAAAACACAAGAGACATTCATCATTATGTAGACTGCATCTTTTACTTTGATCGCACAGATAAGGATGAACAAAATTACATGAAGGTTCTCTGTGATACTTTAAATGGAATTGCGTACATAGATGATAAGAAAGTATTAACAAGAACGCACGAAGTATATTACGATGCTGAAAATCCTCGCATAGAAATAACAATTAAGCCGGTTAAATATCGAGGTATATTTGATGACCAAGACATACTTAACGAGTTCGAATCCAAATGTAAGACGTGTAATCGATATGCACGAAATTGCTCTATTCTAAATAAAGCTAAAGAAGGACGAATTCAAGAAGAAATTGATAATACATACGAATGTTCAAGTTATAAGGAAATTAAAACTAAGAAGAAAAAATAATTTAAATCAGTCCTATTTATTGGCTTGTCCAACGAATAGGACAATCTTTTATATACATAAAAATAGAATAATACTCACATAGAGGGGATGAATATATACATATGAGAAGTAAAACTGAGGATTTGATTATCAGAGAAAGAAAAGTAGAAATTTCAGATGAAGAAGCTAATGATATAAATCAGCGCTTTGCGGAAATACTAAAAAAGCTTCTATTTGAAAATGAATATAGAAAAAATGTTGATGATAAATTATAATAAGGAAATAAGCATAGATATCAAAACATATAAGGTGGTATTATAGTGATTACAATTAGAGGAGATGAGAAACTAGAATCTCGTGATTTGTACTTAGCTAAATCTAGAGCTAAGTCATTAGTCTATACTCGTGTATCTAGTGATGATCAAACAGAAAATTATTCTTTAGAGTCTCAAATCGACAACTGTGTAGAATATGCTGTTAATAAGTTGGGATACACAAAAGATGAGATATTAATCTTTAGAGAAGAGGGCGAGATGGGAGATAACCCTGACCGTCCTGCTTTAAATTACATGCTCAATTTATTAGCTAAAGAAAAAATAGGACAAACAGTAATTATATATGACTCAGACCGTCTAGCAAGGGATAATTTTTTACAACGATTTATCTTAAATCAAATTTTAGAAGCTGGGGCATCTTTAAAAATAGTTAGAGATGAAGGGTTTAATCCATTTGATGAAAATTCGATGCTTCAGTTCAATATTAAAGGTGTTTTAGCTGAGTACTATAAAAGAAAAATACACTCCGAAACTAAACGTGGAAGAATGACGAAAGTAACAAAACATAAAAAGATGATGGGTGTAAATAGAGTTTATGGATATACTTATGACAAAGAAGAAGATATCTTAGTGATAAATGAAGAAGAAGCAGATATTATTAAACGAATGGTTTCCATGCTATTGGAAGATAATTATTCGTGCTCCAAGATTGCTAAAGTTTTATCTAGAGAAGGGGTAGCTGCACCAAAGGGAAACGTTTGGTATCAGGCAACCATATCAAGACTACTTAGAAACGAAGTTATAATGGGTAAGTTTTATTATGGTAAAAGTGAAGTTATTCAAATTGGGGGGAAGAAAAAACAAATTCCTGTTCCAAAAGATAAATGGATTGAAATTCCTATTCCTTCTATTGTAGATTCAGCAACATTTGAAAGGGTACAAAGAAAACTAGATGGAGCACGAACGGCATCTGCTGGAAGACCTTCTGAAACATTATTGCGTGGGATAGGTAAATGTGAAAAATGTGGAGGGGCGTTAGTAATTGGTCAATCATCAAAGACCAAAAATGGAAAGTTGCGATACTACACATGTACTAAGCAGCAAAAATCAGGGTACACTGTCGGAACTGGTAAGAGATATACAAAGTGCGAAACTGGAGCATGGAGACAGGATATCGTAGATCAAAAGCTATGGGAGTATTTAGTTGACAGATTGAAGAATCCTGAAAAAATTATCGAGGATATTGTGAAACAACAAGGTGATATACAGCAAGCAGGAACGTTATTTAAAAAGAGAAAAGACATTGAAAAGAAATTGGAAGAACAAGAGACAGTCAAGGACAGATACTTTGACCTCTATGCAATGGGGAAAATAACAAGTCAAGCCGATCTGGATAAAAAATTAAAACCAATTGAAGATAAAACTCTTGATTTAAAAGTTGAAATGGAAATATTAGATGAAAAATTGAAATACATTACAATTAACTATGATGAATTGGAAATGCTAAAAAATAAAATCAATGAGTATAAAGAGCTTGTAAAAAATGAGAATGCTATGACCTTTGAAGAAAAGAAAACAATCGTTAACTTGTTCGTAAAAAAAGTCGTATTAACTGAAGATGGTTTTATGGATGTTGACATGGTATACAACACAAATTTAAAAACTTTTAATTAAACGAATTCCGTAAAGGAATATTTTTTATAATGAGGTGAAACGAAGTGAAAGATAAGCATATATATTCAAACGCTAACCAAAGCGAGGGTTTTAATTTCTATGTGTCTGATCGAATTAAGATTCCAGCTTCAGCTCCTATGGGAGAAGGATTTCGCTACAAATGGGAAGAACATGTGGATAAACTGGACGAGTTAAAAAGAATGCATCATCAAGATTTATTAAGTCTTAATGAAATTGTGAGATTAACAGGAATTGATGTATGGGTTATTGAAGATTTATTTAATGAATTTAATATTGAGATAATGGGAATTAAGAAAAGAGCAAAATTAAAACGTGAAAGAGATTTTGATTTGATTTATAAATTGCACAAAATAAAAGAAATGAGCTTAAATGAAATTTACCGTGAATATGGATTCTCACCTTTGTACTCTAAAACTGTTCTAAAAGACAAAGGGATAAATCATAACGGATTTGTAAATCAACTCAAAAATAATAAACGTAAAGGTAAATTAAAATGATAAAAAAAGGGAACAGTCAACTTTCGACCATTCCCTTAAGTATATAATTTACACATATTGCATATAATAATATTAGCTAATAATTCACCACACACGAACCGATGATGTTCACATGGCTTAGAGGAGGATATAAACACCTTCTCTTTTTTTACTGTTCAAATTTAACCGACAGTATATGTCCATTTATTTGTATCTAAATATTGTTTCAGTACAGCTAAATCTGCTCCTCCCACAGTAATTGATCCTGCCACAGTTCCATCACTAGAAATATTTAAACTACCATTCAGCTTCATACTCTTCAATAATGCTTTAAAACTATTCTCCAGCATCAATGTAAGTGTTCCAGTTGAAATTGTAGATGTGATACTCTTAGCATAGTTTTTATTAATATATCCACCTGTTTTAAGGGAATATACGTTGCTATTGTATCCATTAATATTCACTAGTGTTCCTTTTCTCAATACTCCTGAAATCACATCTAATTTAGACGTTTTAAATATATTAATGTCAGAAATAATCTCAACCTGAAAATTATACGCATCACTTAACGTAGTAATATCTGTTGAAGGAGTAGTAGGAGTTGGCGTAGTCGGTGTTGTTGGATTTGTGGGTGTCGTAGGTGTAGTAGGATTCGTTGGTACTGTCGGAGTGGTAGGAGTTGTCGCAACTAATCCTGATAAGTTATTATCTGTTAGAATCTTTAAGATATTGTTACCGTATGTAGGATCATTTGCAGAGTAAGGTGATTTAGCTAGTGCTATACATGTAGCTTCAATAGTCGTAGCTTTCCTTACAGCAGTATAATAAGATAAATTCATTACACGAATATACTCAGTGATAAAGTTATCAATAGTATAGAATCCTGCGAAACCTCCAATTTTAAAGTCAGCATTTGAAGTATATGTAATTCCACCAAAGTTGTTACCTGTTTGAGATAAGCTACTTTTACCATATCCCGATTCTTGCGCCCATTGACCTAAACATACCTCAAATGGAATATCAGTTCCTTTTGCAGCTCTCTGTGCATATGGAAGCATATACTTGAAGAATGCAGTCTTATCCGTAAATTTAGGAGGAGCTACAAACTTCGTAGGTTTATCAGTCACAGTAAGTAATGAATCAATTTTAGCTAATGTTGCTGTACCTGCAATACCATCTGATGTGAGACTGTTGGCTGATTGAAATTTCTTTACTGCTTGTTCAGTTTTAGCACCAAATATAGAATCCACAGTACCAACACTGTAACCTAACTTATTAAGATTTTCTTGTAATTTCTTTACTTCCGTACCACGAGAACCAAATCTAAGTACAGAACTAGTAGGAGTACTTGGAGTGGAAGGTGTCGTTGGGGTAGTAGGCGTTGTGGGAACAGTTGGAGTAGTAGAACCGTTATAAGCAGGTGGCTTCTTTCCAGCACGTAATTGTGATAAGGATAGCCCGAAAGTGTATTGCAAGTGAGGATTATCTGGAAAACTCTTCCAGTAATACCCCGACTCGAATCCTAATGCTGTTCCCATTTTAATTACCTTGAGCCAATTGTTATTGAAAGTCCATATAGGGTTTTTATTGTTATCAAATAGTACAAAATCTACAGCTAGACCATAATTATGTATGGAGTATCCAGAACGAGCATTGGTCACAATTTGTCCCGGACGAGTACGACCCTGCGCATAAAGGGCATCTTGCTCAGCAAATGTTCTCAATCCTTGTGTAATGGCAACATATATTCCTTGTGCATACGCCTGTTTAATTAATGTAATCGACTTTTCTCTTACTAAGCCATGCACACCTTTTAGTTTTGTTTCCGATCTATCTAACAAATAGTCCAATGTTACTGCCAATTTTATTCCTCCTTCATATATAAGTTCAACTTAAATTCCAATCATATAAATAGTCGAAGAGTGTCTAGTTCAACTAAAATAGAGAAATTATCCTTATCATCAATTGGTTAAACTTGAGTTCAACTTACAAAAATAAAAAAGAAGCCCACATAAAGTGAGCCTCCTATAATTATCCTAATAATTTTTCAAATGTATCTTTACCTACGATTCCATCAGCAGATAATCCTTTTGCTTTTTGGAATTGTTTCACAGCTTTTTCTAGTCCTGCACCATAGATGCCATCTAATCCATTCACGTCATATCCTAAGCATGTTAACGCAGCTTGAATAACATATGTAATGTCACCTTTTGCACCTTTACGTACAGTAGGACATTTAGCCTTAGTAGCTTTTCCAAATACTCCATCTACTTTTAATTTAGCATTATATTGTTTATTAAGCTCAGTTTGTATCGCTTTAACTAATGCTTGTTTAGTAGCTTTGCCAAATAGTCCATCCACAACTAATTTAGTAGCATAGTGAGTGTTTAAGCGAGATTGAATTGATTTAACTTTATCATCACCAGAAGTAGTTTTCTGTGGAGTAGGAGGAGCTTTGATAACTTCAGCTTTAGTTTCAGTAGCAGGAGCCTTTTCAACTTTAATAGCTTGGGCAGGAGTAGAAGTCAATGCTTTTACTAACTCATCAATTTTAGCTAGAGTAGTTTTACCAGCAATGCCATCCGCATCTAAAGAGTTATCCTTTTGGAATTTACGAACAGCTTCATCAGTAAGTTTACCGAATTCAGAATCAGCTTTACCAATTGCATAACCTAATTTAATTAATTTCTCTTGTAAGTCTTTGACAGTAGAACCACTTGCACCTTTTTCTAGCAAATTAGATTTCTTGACTGGTGTAGGAGTAGCACTTCCTGCTGGACGTTTTCCTGCTTGTAGTTGTGATAATGTTAATCCAAAAGTAATCTGAAAATGAGGCTTATCTTTAATACTTTTAAAATCTCCGCCCCATTCTAACCCCATATCTTTACCCATTTGACCAATAATACTATACTCTTTCCCATCCCATACAGGTTGTTTATTATCATCAAATACACAAAAATCGAATGCTAAACCAAAGTTGTGATATGAACTTCCGCCTTTTGCATTAGTTACTTTTTTACCAGAATTGCCAAAACGTCCGATTGCATAGAGGCTGTTCTGATATTCAATAGAACGATACCCTTGAGTTACTGCAATTGCAATTCCTTTATTATAAGCTTTTTTAACTAGTTCAATTGCTTTGTTGGCGATAGTAGCGTGAACTCCTTCTAGTTGTTTCTCTGAGCGATCTAATAAGTATTGTAATTCTACCATTTCTCATCGTCTCCTTAATTTGTTTTATCCATCAAAAAAAGAGTCTCAAATTCTCCGTTATTAAAACGAGATTGAAACTCTTCAAATTGTTCATATGTATTGTCGTATTTGTAAACTTTGTGATATAAGTCATGCACTTCTTTAGTAAGAGGGATACCTTGTATTTTTTCATGTTTGACCTTTATATACTTTAGAATACTTAACAACTCACTATCTTCATATTTCTTAACGCTGTCTTTATAATCTAAATCTAGATCATTAAAAGCTTCTACAATCATTTTATTTAACGCATATGGATGGTGGACTTCAATATTATCTTTGACCCCAGTGATAGCACACTTATGACTATAAGATTCTAGAGAGGCAATCCTCCATGCTTTCATGAATTTTGACTGTCGCAACCATGTGGTTATTCTGTATAATCCACCTTTCCATTGACTTCCTTTGCTGCCAATTCTACTTTCAGATACATGCTCCAACATGCAGTACCTACAAGGGAATATCCTTCTGGATATATTTTTCAGTGTAGCAAATTGAGTGCCTTTATGTTCATGGATACTACAAGTGAATTCTATAGGTTGTTCAAGCGATTCATATTTTCTATCAAAAACGTAAACCAACTCTTTCTCACCTAAGAAATTTGCTAGGTAGTCTCTATTGTCTTTCATGGTGAGGATTTCTTTGTGCTCACGTTTTCTCTTTTCACTTGAGCAGCTTGTGCATTGATGTGACTCTTTATCAGAATTGAGTATTCTCCAAGTAGTGGTTTGAACTCCATCATGCTCATGTTTATCACATGTAAATTTAAGGGGAGAGTTGTGGGTTTTATAATCTTTTATATTTGATATAGAGTATCCTTTTTCTTTGAATCCAAGGCAGACTTGCTGTAATAATAAGTCACTTGGAGGCTGACCACTTCTTCTTTTGCAATTCTTACATAAGTCCTCTATATTAGGATTCTTCCTGCTGCAATAATCTCGATATGAAATTTCATAAGCTTCTTTACAATCAACATTGTCACAAATTAATTTTATTTTCATAGTAGAAGTGAGACTTAAATCAGATACGTTAATCTCGAATTCATCATTTAGCTTTGTGAACTTATAACCAAGTTCTTCAAAGTGTCTTTTTGTATTATTTCTCCACTTTATCGTCATTTTATCTGAATGAAGCATCACCACACATCCTTAATATTAAATTTAGTCATAACAAAAAGAGCCTCATAAGAGACTCCCTGAATTATGTGTTTACTTTTCCTCATGTTTCTCTTGTGCATATTTCAAACCTGCAACTGTACCCATTGCCCACAGAGCATTTTGTACACCTTGTTTTAATACTTCATAATCAAATCCTTTTAATTCTAAAGCTGCTAAAGATACACCAATTAAGATAGATAATAGGGGGATATATTTGTTGGGGATTTTTGTAGCTTGACGAATTGCATATACAAACATAGCTACGACAATATATGAAGCAAAATTAGCGCTCATTAAACTTTCAATAATAGCCATATCCAATGTAATTCACCTCCTTTAAATGGAGTAGAAGAGGGATGTTACTTTAATCCAAACTGATAGAGTAAATATGCACCTACTAATGTAGCAACAACAGAAGGGAGTATCTTTTTAAATAAATCATCCCAACTCCACTTTGAACCTTCAATATTACCTACACGTTGATTCAAATCTCTGTAACCACTATTTAACTCTGTTAGGTTTTCATTAACACCTTTCATTGTTGAGCTAAACTCTTTCATTTGTGCATTCTGTTGCTCGTCACGTTCTTTTTGATATTCATCACGTTTTTTATTATTATCTTCCATATTCTTTAATAAGACTGACATAGTAATTAACGTTTCATTCTGATCTTCTTGATTTTCTATTCGTCTTTTGTGATCTTTCACTGTTTCCTCAACTCTACTAACACGCTCAATCATGGATGCCTCAAATTCATTCAATGTATTCACCTCATTTTATTTATTTGACTTTATCCACCTCCCATGCTAGAATGTACATGTAAAGGCTTTTATACGCTCTTACTACATAAGGACAAGGAACTCTGTACTTTTCACCTATGGTACATATAGAGTTCCTTGTTTTTATTTTACATAACAAAAAGCCCACAGTTTATGTGAGCTGGTAGAAACTTATTTTTCCTTTATTCATACAAGAAGGACATGCAATTTTATCATGATATTCTTCTAGTTAATACTTACTTTTCTAAAGCAAAGAGAGCATTCTATCTTAACAGATTCAGCTCTCTTTGCTTCAACTAATTTTAAGTATTGTCTTTGCTTTGTGTTATAAGTAGTCTTATTTACAAACTCATCTTTAACACGTTGCTTTTTTCTGTGATTATTTGGTTTATACCTCATTAGAAAAACATCCACCTTATCAATATAATTAATATAACCCATAAAGAAATGCCGATTGGGAGTCCATATCTAAGACCCTTTATAAAAGAACCTTTCTCATGATCCACTGAATCACCGCCATTAATAATATGAGCTAATTATATCTTTAAGTGTGGATATTTTCCATGATTAATTTAACTTTAATTTAAAATTGTAATTTTACTGAAGTTGATTTGAAAGTAATTTGTGAATATACATTTTATTTAAAGTTATAGCACAGTAACAATCTAGGTATAAACTATGCTATTGTTCCAAAAGACTTCCAACGATTAACATGAACTCGATTCCCTATACTTACGTTTGCATTTGCTGGTATTGCTGTTGTAAGGTTTATAACATTACCTCCTGATAAACCTGCAATTTTAGTGAAATGCCAATCACCGTTGTCCAGTAGGATTCCGACATTATCATCAACAGCTAAAGGAGATGTGCTACCAATTGTAACCGATGTGCTACCGCTTGCAGCTGCGACGGTAGTAGTAGAATTGTAACTATAAACACAATACCAACCAATATTACCACCGCTTGCAATGTTTCGTTTTCGTACTTGTTGACTGATTGCCCACACGCCTTTACTTGGGTAGTTGTCAGCTATTGTGCCGTCAACAGAATTTTGCCATGTTG